AAGAACACGAAAGGTTCTTTGAGAATATAGAAAGGAATACCAATGCTGAGTGAGGTAGACATTCGAGACTTCGACAAACAGCCAGTGACACCGCTGTTTTCAGTCAAGCCTAAGAGCTATGTACAATGTCCAAGAACTGAAGCGGTTTATTATTTTGACCATGTAGATGGGATGTATAGTTACTGCCTAGATATGTTTGGGGAGGTAGTTCACCTAGTAGCATGGATGGATGTAATACCTTTGGCTAGAAAGCCATAAGGTTTTGTGATATAACTACAGACATAGCGTTAGTTGCTGATACCCTCTAACGCTACAGTGAAGCCTAGTTAGGTTACCCATGCAGTAATGCGTCATCTTAGTATCAGTAAGATGAGGGTGACCTATCTAGGCTTCTTTGTTTGTAGGAATCAGTATGCGAACTGAATATCAAAAGGCTTATCGACAAGCCAACAAAGAAATTTTAGCTAGTAAAAAGAAGGCGTACAATAATGCCAACAAAGAAGCCATAGCGGAGCGAAAGAAGGAGTATCGAAAGGCTAACAAAGAAGCCATAGCTGAGCGAAGGAAGGCTCATTATCAAGCTAACAAGGAAGTTAAAGCTGAGCAAATGAGGGCTTATAGGCAAACCCACTCACACATTATCAATGCACTCAACGCAAAGAGAAGGGCATCAAAAGTACAGGCCACACCATCATGGGCTAACAAGGAACACATCGACAGCATTTACTTGCTGGCATCTATTAATAGAAAGGCAGGACACGATGTGCAAGTTGATCACATAGTCCCTCTTCGAAGCGCTTTGGTATGTGGCTTACACTGCGAATCCAATCTACAATTGTTGCAAGGTAGCGACAACATGACCAAAGGAAACAGGCACTGGCCTGACCAATGGTAACATTGTTGGTTATAAAGACCAACTAATCTGTAGGGGTAAGTTGATAGACATATTGACACTACCCCTAATTTTGTTTTAAACTGTGTTCGTCAGTTGACACAACCCATCCACCTTCCAAAGGAAAACACTATGTCTAAGCATGTCATCTTCTCTCGCAATGCAAACAACTCTGCTCTCACAGCAGAACGCATTCAACAACTTGCACCTGCTGCTTTCAGCACAACCAAGTCTGACAAACTCACTGATCGTTATGTGTCATTGAACACAAGCGACATCATCCCTGTGATGCAAGACTATGGATATGCTCCAGTGCAAGCGGCACAGAAGCGTAGCCGTAGCCTCAACCCTGCTCACTCAGCCCACATGTTAGCCTTCGCTAAGACATGGGACATTGACTTTGGCACTGGCGACATTCGCCCTGAGATTATTTTGTACAACTCTCACGATGGCTCAGGCTCAGTGAAGTTGTTTGCAGGTTGCTTCCGCTTCATCTGCTCCAATGGCATTGTGGCAGGTGATGGCTTCCAGTCTCGCATCTATCACAGCAAGGCACTGAATGGCTTTGAAGAGATGCTTCGTAACACAGTGGCTACATTGCCCACCATGATGGAGCGTCTTGAGAAGTTGCGTGGTGTGCAACTCAACCCAGTGAAAGCTTTGTTGATGGCACAGCGTGGTGTAGCCACTCGTTGGGACATGCTTGATGAGGTTGATGAACCAACTAAGGGTGTGTATGCAACGATCCAAACCGCTGGTGATGTGTTAAAAGTTTCTCGTTATGAGGACATGCCAATGGATGCCTTCACTGTATTCAACCGCATTCAAGAAGGTGTTATCCGTGGCAACGCTTTCGTTAAGAGCCTGTCTGACAAGCACCCCAATGGTGTGACTCGTAAGGCTCGTCCTGTTAACAGCGTCAAGGAAAACATCCGCATCAACTCAGAGCTGTGGAACATTGCCGAAGACATTGCCTTCGCTTAAAGAGTTAACGGGGGGAATGTGGTGTCGGACTCGGGGGGTTCTCCGTGATGATCAGCCGTAGCCATTAGTACCCCCACCTATACAAAGGAACATGTATGTTACTAGACACAGTAAAAATAATAGGCATTAGCCAAGGCGAGAAAGTGATGAGACTATCTATCACTATGTGTCACTTGGATACAGTGCGTAAACTATGTGACCTGCTTAGGGAAGATGCGCATGAGATGGGCGTTGACTTAAGCTTTCACATCACATCAACAGTTGAGGACATGTAATTATTGTTCATTCACTTGACAGTTCATTCACTTATACATATAACTCCCCTCAAAGGAGAAACTTATGCAAGTGAAGACATGTCCAAGGTGTGCTATTGAGAAAGACCTTTCTTTATTCTATAAAGATAAACACAAAGCTTCAGGCTATACATCTTGGTGTAAGGCGTGCAGTAATGAGAGTAGTAAGAAAGGTTACGAAAGCAATGCAGAAGATAGACGCAATAAACGAAAAGAATATTACTATTCAAATCGTGAGCAAGAGATAGTCAACAGAGGGGAGCATCGTAAAAAGAATGTAGACATGCATAGAGGGCACAAGTACATGCAACTGTATGGCATAACGCTAGATCAGTATGAAGACATGCGCTGTGCTCAGAATTATAGATGTGCTATTTGTGGACTAGACGAGAAAGATAATAAAAACAAAAAGCTTTTTGTAGACCACTGCCACGAAACCAAAAAGGTTCGAGCGTTGTTATGCCACTGGTGTAACTCTGCGTTGGGATCTTTCAGAGATAACATAAACATATTAGAAAAAGCTACGGCTTATTTAAAGGAACACAATGCATCAGGATAAAGCAATCGGAATGTTTATGGGGCTGTATATTGGGGATGCACTCGGTGCTCCTAATGAATTCCTACGGCCTCATGAAATTGTAGAGCCAGTGACTGAAATGATCGGTGGTGGTGTACATAACATGGCAGTGGGAGAATACAGTGATGATGGTGCTATGAGTACCTGTATTGCTGATGCTTACATCACCAGTAAGTATTTTGATCCAGAAAAAATTGCTCTCAACTTTCAGATCTGGAGAAAGTCTGGGTTGTTTGGTACTCGCAATTATGTCTTTGACATTGGTCGTACTTGCAGTGAAGCCATTGATCGGATGGCTGTGACTCATCCCTATGCAGGTAGTTGTGACCACCGTGCCAGTGGCAATGGCTCCATCATGCGTATTGCTCCCATTGTGTTAGCCAACCATAACAATCTGTCTAATGCTGTGGCACAGAGCATTGCTGTGTCATTGATGACACACGGTAATGCAGACACTGTGCATTACATCTCAGGCTTTGTCACTGAGCTTATGTCAGGCAAGAAGGAAGACAGCTTCGACTACCTCAAACATTATCGTGATCCTTACAGTGGTGGCACTATCATGCATGCTTACAACACAGCATGGGAATGTGTGGAAGAAACCTCAAGCTTTGAGAAAGCTTTGGTAATGGCAGTGAACAAAGGCTATGACGCTGACACTGTAGGTGCTGTGACAGGCATGTTAGCAGGGCGTAAGTATGGACTCAAGGGTATTCCCACTCGTTGGCTTGACAAGCTGATGAAGAAGGATGAACTCATTGACATGGCAGAGAAGCTCTATGCACTGGGAGGTGACGATGGCAATCGAATGTAACAAGGATGGCACTGTAGCTGTAGACACTGAGTACTTCTGGGAAGACATCGAGAGTTGCCCTCGCAGTAGGAAGGTGCAACTACTAAGCAAGTATGGGGTGGCTGTGTATGGTGAATACTACGGACACAATGAAGATAATTTCTGGACACACTGGGCGGCATTGCCTAAGAAAAGGAAACAAGATGACAACTGAAACAGCATTCCCATCCAAGGCTCTTGGTGGATTAGGTTATACAACAGGCATGACCTTGCGTGACTACTTCGCAGCCAAGGTTATGGAAGCTATGCTTGGTTCAAACTGGACTCTCAAAGATGAAGAGATCCCTGCAAGGGCATACAAGATGGCTGACCTAATGATGAAGGCGAGGAAGCAATGAACAGAGAAGACATTATTCGCATGGCATATGAAGCAAACATTTGGATTGCTGATGGCTGGGAAAAACATGGGACAACTGTTGACGAGCTTATTCGTTTTGCCAAAGTGGTCGCTTCTGCCGAGCGTGAGGCTTGTATAAATGCTTGTGAATATGTAATCACCAATGATTGGGAAGGCGCTGTTGATTGTGCCAACGCCATCAGAGCAAGGGGACAAGCATGAACAACCTATTCTTCTCATTCCTCTTCAGCTACCTATCCACTGCCTTTGTTCAATGGCATTACAACCCATCAGTGTGGACTGAGCATGCTAGGTTTGTGTGTGTGGTGGTTATGTTTGTGTTGTTCTTTATTGTTACAAAGGTGGAGGACATGAATGAGTAAGCTACCTAGATATGTCACTGAGGTGAATGCTGCAGGAGGCTTCACCAAATACAGATACAACCCACCACAGGATGCAGTGGATGCAGGGGTGGTGGCTAGGCGTGTGCTTGGCACTGACAAAGGGCAAGCCTTTGACTTAGCTGCTGAACTGAATGCACAGCTAGACAACTGGCGTAAGGAACTTCGCTACCTCAAGGACATCTCTGAAGATACTAGGGTGCATGAGCTTATCAAAGCTTACAAGAACAACATCACCTTCACTAAGCTTAGTGTTAAGGCACAGCGTGACTACATGTATTACCTACAGGGGTGGAAGGATAGCAAAGCCAATGGTGTGGCACTGTATCAATGCAAACTTGGTAGCTTAGTAACACCCCATTGTCAGAAGATATATGAAGAACATGCTGAGCACAGTGTTAGCCTAGCTAACCACACCTTGGCTGTCTATCGTTTGTTATTCAACTTCGCTATTCGTCATGGCTACATCACTCACAATCCATTCAGCAAGGTGTTACGCAGGGCAGACAAACCTCGCAGAACTGTATGGACTAGGGAAGATGTTAGAGCCTTCATGAACACAGCTTACAGCACATTCAAGTGGCGTAATGTAGGGCTGATAGTGCAGATGGCATACGAATATGGACAGCGTATGGGTGACATGCGTAAGCTGAGATGGGATCAGGTGGATCTAGAGAAGGGTGTGTTGCACTTGGAACAAAGCAAGCGTAGGTCTAGGGTGACTATACCAACAAGCCAAGGCTTGCTAACTATGCTAAGACAACAGCATGCTGAGTTTGGTTGGCAGCAATACATTGCTCCATCGTCAGTGCCGGATAGGAAGGGAGGGCTATTGCCCTACAGCTTGTTCAATCTGTCTAGAGTGGCTAAGCAAATCATGACAGAGGCTGCTTTGCCTAGTGACCTAGTGTTACAAGACTTACGAAGGACAGCCATTACAGAGATGATTGAGGTGGGTGTACCCATCACCAACATCATGTCGGTGTCAGGTCATGCTACCCCGCAGAGCCTAACACCATACATCAAGAACACTTTGCGTAGTGCAACAGTGACACAGGAAATGCGAGGACTAACATGAAGGTTTATATTGGAGGCTACCCCAATTGGCTCGGGCCTTATCAGCTTGCTGAACTAACAACAAAGCTAGGGGTTAGTAAAGAGAGAGCAGACAAGTGGGGTGAGTGGCTGAGCAACACCAAGGTTGGTGACTTGTTGCAGTGGTGGCATGAGAAGAAGAAGCGCACTGTGTATGTAAAGCTTGATAGGTATGACACATGGTCTATGGATCACACACTATCACTCATCATCTTGCCTATGCTCAAGCAGCTTAAGGCAACACAGCATGGCGGTCCTAATGTGGATGATGAGGATGTGCCTGAGCATTTGCGTAGCACATCAGCACCACCGAAGGAGAACACATGGGACACTGACGAACACTTCTTCAAGCGGTGGGAATGGGTGATGGATGAAATGATCTGGGCATTCACTCAGATGGCTGATGACAAATCAACAGACAAGTTCTATGATCACTCAGAGGTGGATAGCAAGGCAGGTTTGGAAGAGCAGATCAATAAGATTAAGATTGACTATGCAGGTATTGAGGAGCATGAGGCTAGGATGAAGAAAGCTTTCATGTTGTTTGGTAAATATTACAGAGCATTGTGGGACTGATATGGAACTGAATCAAATGGAACAAGAGGCAATTGTTGTTGAACAATTGGAATGGTTAATTAATGACGAACTTAAGAAACAATATCAAGACTTAGACCATGAACTTCTTTGTGCTTTGTCTCGTGTGTTACAAGAATTCAAGGTGATCAAATGAGTGCTTGGCTTATTGCAATTGTTGGTGTGGTGTATGCGGTGGTGGCAGTGGATCTGCTGCTCAAGGGTAACACTGGGTTAGGCATTGCCTTTGTTGGCTATGCACTGGGTAATGTTGGGCTGTATATGGAGGCTGCAAAATGAAACTACATGAACTAGAAGACCTCATCATGGCTGCTTGGATAACTAAGGAGGACATCGACTCCATCCTGTGGGTGTTATTGGACAGAGAGAAGAAGCCTGATGAAGACGAGCTTGCCAATTTATTAATTGGACTTCACAGCCTTCACGATGCTAGAATGACCAAGCTATTCAATGGGTACGACACAGTACTCAAGACCAACAAAATAACTTACAAGGGCTATGGCATTTCTAAAAACACACCTACCTTGTGAGACATGTGGCAGCAGTGACGGTATGTCACTGAACGAAGACATGTCCACCAAATGTTTTGTATGTGACACATACATCCCATCAACTAACAACGAGAGACTTGAAGTGATTGATATTGATACAGACAGCAAGGACACAAGCTCTTTTCTGAAGGAATACAACGAAGGCTACAGTGTTTCTGTGGCTGACAGACGCATTAACAAAACCACAATGGAACGCTACGGTGTTGTCCGTAGCGAAGGCCATTACTACTTTCCCTATTACGACAGCAACTCCCAACTGGTAGCAGCTAAGCGTAGGGAAGTGAAGGACAAGAAGTTTACGACAGTAGGTGGATGGAGCAAAGGTACTCTGTTTGGGCAGAACCTATACCCATCCAATGGCAAGTACTTAACAATCACTGAAGGTGAGTTTGATGCACTGGCTGCATACCAATTGACAGGTAGTAAATATCCTGTGGTATCTATTCGCACAGGTGCAGGTAGTGCATTGAAGGATGCCAAAGCCAACTACGAATACATCAACAGCTTTGAAAACATTGTGCTGTGCTTTGATGGTGATGAGGCAGGACAGAAGGCAGCAAAGGAAGTTGCTGAATTGTTTGGCAGCAAGTGCAAGATATTTAAACCAGATCCTGCATACAAGGATGCATGTGAGTGGCTTGCTGATAACAAGGAAGCTGCCTTTGTGTCACGGTGGTGGGCTGCTGAACCCTTTGTCCCTGATGGTATTGTCTGTGGCTCTAGCCTATGGGAACTGGTGTCAACTCCAATGGAAGCAGCAGATTGTTTCTACCCTTGGAAGGGATTGAATGACATCACCTATGGCATTCGCACAGGTGAACTGGTTACATTCACAGCAGGTAGTGGACTAGGCAAGAGCCAAACCCTACGAGAAATTGTATGGCACTTGTTGCAGAATAGCAGTGACAACATTGGCTTGATGTTCTTGGAAGAGAGTGTGCGTAAGACTAGCCTGTCCATGATGAGCCTTGCTGCTGATGCACCCCTACACCTACCAACATCTGAGGTGTCTGATGCTGTACGCAAGGACGCATTCGAGAAGACACTAGGCACTGGGCGTTTGTTCTTCTTCGATCACTTCGGGTCTACTGCCATTGAGAACATTGTCAATCGTGTCAAGTATATGGCTAAGGGACTGGGCTGTAAGTATGTGTTCTTGGATCACTTGTCTATCATCGTCTCCAGTCAGGACAATGGTGATGAGCGTAAGGCCATTGATGAAATCATGACCAAGCTTCGCATGCTTGTGCAGGAAACCAACATTGCTTTAGTTATTGTTAGCCACCTCAAGCGTCCATCAGACAAGGGACATGAGGAAGGTGCAACCACTAGCCTAGCTCAGCTTCGAGGCAGTGCTGCCATTGCACAGCTTAGTGACATGGTGATATCTCTGGAGAGGAATGGACAGGCTGACGATCCTATTGAGCGTAACACCACCAAGGTGAGGGTCCTCAAAAATCGTTATTCGGGACAAACTGGTCCTGCTTGCAGCTTGCTTTATAACAAAGACACTGGCAGAATGTTTGAGATTGATGCACAGATGGAAGGAACAATGTTATGAATGATGAAAGACAACTAGGTTTATTTGCAGCAGAGATGTCAGCTAAGCATGCAGATAAAGTGTATGAAGACTGGACAAAAGATGCTTACAATTTCTTTGTTAGTTTTTCTAGTGAGAACGATAGACCATTTCTAACAGAGGAAGTTAGAGCCTATGCTGAGAGTAAAGGACTACCCTCACCACCAGATGGTAGAGCATGGGGTCACATTGCTAAGTCATGCGATAGAAATAAAGTTATTAAATCCATTGGTTACTCAGCAGCAAAGTCTTCTAATGGATCACCTAAAGTTTTATGGAGGAAGCGATGAGTGACGGAGGAAAGGGACATACTCAGCGTCCCAAATCAATAGCTGATGACGAATGGGCTACCAGATGGAATGCCATCTTTGGTAAAGACTCAGTAGAAGATTACAAACAGTCGGTAGATATTAACAATCTCCAACAAAATGATAAGGACAATGGCGATGATCTTCTTGGACATAGAAACAAATCTGAAACATGACACCATTTGGCTGTGTGTTACTAAGCACAACACCACTGGTGAGGTGAAGCACTGGCGAAATGCCGACAGTCTTCAAAGTTATTTAGATGGTGAGCAAGTGGTGGGCCACAACATCATCGGCTTTGATGCACCCATCCTTAAGAAGGTATGGGGTGTTGTCATTCCTGACAACAAGCTAGTGGATACCCTAGTAATGTCACGCCTGTATAAGCCAGACATTGACATTGTTATTCCTGAGCA